CATATCATCTTTCACATCATCCTTACGTGCATAGTCTTCTCGTGTCTTGTTCAAGAGTATCTGTATTCGTTTTACCTCTTGGAACATCTTGTTAAATGCCCAACCGAATGGTAGTACAACCATAGTCAGGATTATGTTCCAGAATAACATTGCATCCATTTCCATTATGCGTTCTCTAGGGTTGTGATACGTGCTTCTAATTCTTGTATGGTCTTCACGAGTAAAGGCACTAGCTTGGATTGGTCAATGCCTTGTGGGTCAATATTACCATCTGCATCAACTGCATCTTTCTCGCCAGTAACACACTCTGGAACTACTGCTTGTGCTTCATGAGCCAAAAAGCCATCAACTAATGTATTTGTTTCATCTGCTATAAAATTAAATCTACAAGGCTTGAGTTGTTTTAATCTTGTTGTTGCATCAAAGTCGTATGTGACTGATTCTTTTAATCTGTAATCTGATGAAGTAGCATAAATGGTAGAGTTAACACTTGTTTGAACGAAACCAACATTTCCATTTGGATTCTTAAAAATCATATGAGAAAAAGCAATACCAGTACTACTTGTACAAAACGTAATACCATTTTTTCCAACATGACTAGATGCGTTATTAATAGTCATTAATGAATTGTTTTCACTTACAGTAGTTCTAAGCAGTAATTCTTGTGAGGAATTAATACGCATACATTCTGGAACATCTGAACCTCCATCATAAGTATGGAATGTCATAGCACCTAAATTACCAGATGCTTCATTGACCACACCAATAATACCAACTGCTTCATTTGAGCCACTTGCAGCACTTAGTCTTATCCCTACTCCTTGTCCTGCAGTAGTAGTAGGTGCTTTAATATTAAAGGCTTGATTTGCTCCAGTTTGTGCACCTGCACTTCCTAATATATCCAACTTAGCCATTGCATTTGGACTACTAGTACCAATACCAATATTACCAGTGCTACCTTCAACAAAAAACGCATTAGCATCGTTATCTGATTCAACACGAAAGTCTCTATCAATGCTGTCTTCATTAAAGACTATTTCAGCAGGTTTAATGTGCATAGTGGTATCAACACTTCCTGCTGTCATAACTTGAAGTATGTATTCTCCATCTTCTGTGCCATCAGAGACATCATTTGCTTTCACATTTACAGTGGCATAATTTACATCTTGGCTATTATCATTACGACCTCTAAAATCTAATTCACATAATAAATCTGCATCAGCAGGACTGCTTGAGTTTCTGTAAAACACTTGATGAGGACCTATGCCTGAATCTGCATCTGTTGATACAAGTTCTAACTGTGCAGTATTATCAGCAGTCGTTATAGTTGTACCATCTAATATGGTAGCACCTGCTCCTAATAGTCTTGCTGTATCTGATGCTCTAGTCATTCTTTACTCCCTATATAGCCGATATGATAAAGGCTAATAATTCACTATACCTTACACCTAATCTTGTCTTACTTGTGTAGCCTTCAGTAGCTTCTTCTTTAATATCCATATATGTATAAGCATCTTTTGCTTCTATGCCATTTTCTTCATCTGCTTCTACTGCATCTACAGTTATTTCTTTTTCCCACCAAGTATTTGAACAAAACATACCATACTCACTTGCATCTAAACTTTCGGCTGTAAAAGCATCTTGTAAGTCTTGTGCTATAATACCAAAGTGTATTCTTGCATTATCACCTTTTTTTGCAACTGCATCTTTCCATCTGTATTTACGCAAAAGACCTTTAGCAACAATAGCTACTCTTTTTTCTGCATCTGTAAGTTCTTCAATGTCTTGTTTATCATTTCTATCTGAAGTGTTTATTGAGCTTGTTGTTGCAAATAAAGTTTGAAATCTATGAGAACTTGTACCTAAATCTATTTGATTGTCAATTCTTGCACCATTCCTTGCAGGAGTAATTGAAGCATTTGAAATGTGAAAATGTAAACCACAACCACTTGTTGTGCCACCTTGAATAAATAAACTATCACCACCTTCAGCACCGATAGCACCACAGGTAGTATTATCTTGTCTAAACTGGGCGATTTGACCATTACTGCTTGTTCTATTTAATTGTAAACTAATATCACCACTTGCAGTTCCATTTAATTGACCACTAGATGTTAAGGAAGTTCCAACATTTGCAGGATTAAATGCAGTTTGCCCAACCATAAGAACACCTGTAGAACTAATACGGCAACGTTCTGCAGTATTTGCACCACCAGCACTTGTTTCAAAAGTTATTTCTCCATCTTCCGTGCCATCTGTTATATCAGTAGCAATACCAAATATTTTGGCAAATTGATGTGTACCACCTGCACTATTTGTTTCTTTAAAAATTAAACCACCAATATAATCACCATCAGCAGGAGAAGCACTATTGTTAAGAAAATCAATAACGCTACCATGAGTGTCACCTGTGTTTTCAACAGTAATTCCTGTAGAAAAACTAGTGCCATCTGAAACATTTAATACTCCACCAGCATCACTACTACTGCCTATATTAACATGGTCATTTCCACCATCAACAAACAACATATTAGCATTGCCATTAGACTCAACTCTAAAGTCTACATCAGCACTATCTTCATTAAAAACTGCACCACCTTTAGCAGACAAAGCACTAGTTAAAGTAGATGCACCTGTTACTGCAAGTGTACCACCCATAGTAACATTACCATCAAATGTACCACCATCTGCTTTACTTACAGTGTCTGCCACAGAGAATACATCATAGACTACAATGACCACGAGGTCGCTTACAGTAGCTTCTGTATCTAGTACTATTGATGTACCACTTGTTGCAGTGTAGTCTGCATCACCTAACTTAACACCGTTTTGGTATACGTCTACAAAGTTACTGTCCTTGTAACTAAGTGTAGTACCTTCTGCTCCTGCACCACTGAATGTAGTCTGCGATGCTGTTGCAGTGTAGGTGTGTACCCTACGTGTTCCGTTAGATGGAGATACTCCTATATATGCCATATTTTATATTCCTTGTGATTCCACAAATGTTTTGTAGTTTGCTTTGACTGTATCTGTCCATATTGCATTGGCTACTGCTTGTACTTCGGTAGCTTCTGCACTTATGTCGGTGTCTGTGTGTGTCCACTTATCGTCTGCGTCTTTTGATGATGTGCATGGTACTAAAACGTGTCTTTTCCTTGACCTACTTATTTCTTTAGAATCTTCTACAATCTTCGTGTCGGTAGCCACTTGGATACACCAATTATTAACCACCTCTATTTTTTCTATTACTGCTTCTTTTGTAATTGCCATTTTTATCTCCTAATTTATGATGTAATATATGTCGCACTAAACATAATGTTTGTACTTGCTTGAATTTGTTGGGCAGCATCGTTTTGAGCAGAAGTGGCATCACCTAGTTGTATGAAAATTCTTGCATCATTTTCATTAATTGTCCCAACAAAATCTGCAACATTTGCACTTGCAACACCAGTTACATACACAGGCACAACGCTATCTGCTATTCTTTCACTTAAATTGGCAGGTGTAAAAGGTAAACTTAATCCAATAAAACCAACTGGACTAGAAACAGAAGAAGCAGAAATTAAACCTTGAACATGAACCATGCGACCAATTTTTGTATAAGCTGCAGTATTAAAAGAAGAGTTTAGTGTTATTGACCCACTTGCACCACACGTTATAGTTACATCATATGAACCTTCTTCATAATCGTCTAGCTGATGAGCTGCATCAGTACCACCTAAGAATACACCACCTGATAGGTATAGGTCTTTAAACCTTACGTTGGTTGTTCCTAAAATTATTGCATCATCTCTATTTGCACCTGCGTTAGATGGTAAGATTTGATTTGACCCATCACCTGCAAAGTTAAGACCTACATTTCCACTGTTAATAAATAATCTAGCACCTGCATTACCAATGTAACCTACTTCTGTAGTGTCTTTGTAAAATGCTTGTATCTTACCATCATTTGTTTTTCTAACAGCAACTATTGGATTGTTTTGGTCAGCAGTTGCGTGTAAACTTCCATTCGTTTTAGCTTCTACACCAACAGTTTGAAAATTAGTTGAAGTCTTACCAACCATAACATTTTCTGAAGAATCTATAGTAATGACAGTTGCATCACTGGAATTGCTTATATTAGCTATTCCTTCTTTACCTACTTTTGTTAATGCCATTCGTTATTCCTACTCAATTTTACTTGCATCATCTCTTTGCTTACGAGTTTTATAGTCACTTCTCGCAGTTACAAGTGCAACAAAGTCTGCTTGGTTACTTGGTATTGCATCTGTGAAGCTATCATCGTTCATTAACTTTACAGTCCACTCTGTCTGCATACGTTTCCAACAGTTGTTTAACTTGCCAGTTATTGCACCATCAATCCAAGCATCTACACCTGCATTGTCTGATACATCATTGTATAAATCATTAGACAGAATCTTCTGTTGTAAATCTGTTAATGTTATTTTCTTTTCGTGATTTGCCATTTTATATCTCCTTTATGATTGAGTTGTTTCACTCTTGGCTAATTAGCATACGAGATGCCCTGAAAACCATGTATAGTTATTTCTTCCATCTATGTCTGTTTGTGCATCACCACCACCTTGACTAAAAATGATGTTTACTGTATCACTAGCATCCATATCTGCTAACACAGAAAATCCTATACTATAAAAGGATGGGTCTGCATCACCAAAGCGAGGGTCAATTATAAAATTATAATCTTTATTACTTGTATTTAAACTTAAAAAATAAGAAGTTGCTGTTACATCAATTTCCATAAATCTTACATGAATTTGTAAAAAATATTTGCCTGTTACTGGTGCTACAAATCTATTATTAGTTAAATCAAAGTCATCATTTTGGTCAAATCTTTCGGCTGACCATGTTAGAGTGTGGTCACCAACAGAAAGGTTAGTTACATTTGTACCATCTTTGTGAACACTAAAAGCAGGTTGTTTTGGTTTGGTTACTGCACCTGTAGAATCAATGTGCATTGCATTATTAGCATTAGTCATAAAACTCATAGTATTAGTACCATGAAAATATACAATTCTACCTACGTCTGGGTCTTCATTATCACCAAACATAATAGATGCTTCATTTTCACCAAGTATCGTGATGCCTGTATAGTCTGCACTTTCTACAACTAATTCATTAGCATTACCACTTACAGATGAAGCTCCACTATCTCCAGACTTAACGTGCAATTTTCCTAATGAAGAAGTTTCTCCTATACCCACATTTTCTGAAGAATCTATGGTGATGGCAGTTGCATCTGCATTATCGTCTATACCCAAAGATGTAAACGCACCTGTAAACGTACCACTTGTTGCAGTCAAAGCATTATTACTTGGATGACTTACTGTACCCACTGTTCTAAACAAGTAGCACACAAAGATATTATTAGTGCCATTAGAAGGAGCCGCAGTAAATGTTAGTGTAGTTCCGTTGCTTACTGCGTATGCTACAGATGGTTCTTGTATAACACCATCTACAGATACAAGTATGTCCTCATCAGACCCTACTGAATGTTCTAATGTAAACGCAGTTGCAGAACCGTTGCCAGAAAGTCTAGTTGTTGCTTCAGGTGCTACAAATCTATTTGCCGCTGTGTTTCCTATATATGGCATATTATCTCCTAGCTTTCACTAATAGTGTCAACAAAACTAACCCAACAGTTTAATGAAGCATCTGTACTAGATTGTACTTTAAGCTCATCCCCACTCTGTAATATTATTTTTGAACCACCATCTATTAACTCCAATGCACCACCTACAGGTATAGGTGCATTTTTTATTAAGTAGCAATTTAAATCACTTCCACCTGCGGCTGCTGTTTCTACAAAAACATCAACAGTTATTTGTGAAGTAATAATATTAGCTAATCTTATACCGACAATCGCATCATCAGAATTAGAAGTTACTACTGTTCTAGCAGTTGTTCCTATATTTATGTCGCTACTGCTATCGAAGGCGATTGCTCTTTCAAAATCTTGTGCCATTTCTTTTTCCTTTTATAAAGCTATTGCCATAGCTGTTGCAAAGCCTTTAGTAGCTTTAGCATTTATTTGTGTTTGTATTGCAGAAGTAACACCATCTAAATATCCTATTTCAGTAGAGGTAACAGCACTTACTGATACATCTCCACTACCATCAGATACTAATGCCCTTGATGCTGTCAAGTCTGCCATCTTACTAAATGCTATGGCAGCTCCAGATGCTACACTCGCATTTACAACTGCATTACTTGCAAGTTGGTTTGCTCCAACTGCATCATCAGCTAACATAGAGTTTTCTACTGCACCGTTAGCTATAGTAACAGCACCATTTGATGCTATAGTTACATCACCACTTATAGCAACCTCTTGAAAGCTAGTTCCATCAGCTACTAATATCTTAGCAGAAGTAACATCAGGCATAATAAGTTGACCACCCAATGTTACATTACCTGTTAAAGTAGATGTACCTGATGTATTTAAATTACCATTTAAGTCTATTTCACTAGCAGTTAACTTAGCAGTTTGTAAGTCTTCAAAACTAGAACCTAACTTTAATTCAAACTGAGGTCCTGTAGTATTGTACGTAAATGTGGCATCATCACCTGAACCACCCTCTATTGTAATACCTGCACCATTAATAACTGCACTTGTACTGTTACCACTATCTAATACAATATTGTGGTCATTTAAATTTACAGTTGTTGAGTTTACTGTAGTTGTAGTACCTGATACTGTGAGGTCACCTGTTACAGTTAAGTTATCAGCCACAGTCACTTCAGACGTGCTATGTCCTAATGTTATGGCTGTTCCTGATACACCTGTACCAATAGATACGGATTCACTACTGTTTGCTGTGTCTACAATAAGATAAGCGTCTGAACCTTGTTTTATTGTAAGTGCAGTTCCTGAGTTATCAGATACTGCTATATTAATATCAGTTCCATCTGCACTAATAGAATCAAGTGCAATATCACCTACATTAGTAATTGCATTGTCATTAAAAGACGTAGCACCTAATGATATTGTACCTGTTGCAGTTAAGTTACTAGAACCTACATCTATGTTGCCAAAGCCACTAGAAATAGCACCACTGTTAAGTGTGCCTACTGTTGTTACATTTGATAATGTGTCTAGTGCAGATTCAAAGTAAGTTTCAAAATCAGTCAGTGCAACTTGCTTCATTGTACCTGCATCGTTGACTACAACTCTGTCTGCATCTGCAAGAGTAGTTGAAGTTGCAGAAGTATTACCATCCATGATATTTAATTCTGTAGCTGTTGCGTCTACTGCAGCTAGTTTTGTAAAGTCAGCTTGTACTAACCCAGATACACCATCTAGTAAATTAAGTTCTGTAGCTGTAGATGTTACATTAGTACCACCAATATCTAGTGTAGTTACAGATATCTCACCTGCTACTGTTACTATGCCATTTGCTACAGTTATAAGGTCTGTATCGTCTGTGTGACCTATAGTTGTTCCATTTATAACAACGTCATCTATATCTAAAGAACCACCTGTAATTAAACCTGTAGTTGTGATTGTGGATGACCCTGTATCAATAGTTCCAAAGCCACTTGTAATGCTACCAGAATTTAACGCACCTACTGTTGTAGCTGCTGTAGTTACAAGATTAGGCATTGCAGTTATTTCATCGTCAAAGTAAGCAGACAAGTCTGTGACTGCTACTTGCTTCATTGTACCACCATCATTGAGTACAACTCTGTCTGCATCTGCTACTGTTGTTGAGGTAGCACTTGTGTCACCATCAAGTATGTTTATTTCAGCACCAGTAGATGTAATTGATGTGCCATTGAAATCTATTGCATCTAAATATGCAACACCGTCAATGTATATATCTTTCCACTGTTGACTAGATGAACCTAAGTCATATGTATTGTCATCGTCAGGTATAATGTTAGAATCTACATCTGCACCAAACACAACATTGTCTGTGGCAGCGTCACCTAACGTCATTGTACCACCGTTGAATGTGGTTGTACCTGTTACGGTAAGATTACCACCTATACCTAAGTTACCTGATATGTCAGCGTTACCATTTATGTCAATGGTAGTGGCTGCTATCTGTATTTCTGTGTCGGCTACGAGGTCGAGTTGTCCATCGGCACTGGAATTGATGTATATTGCTGTATCTCTGAATTGTAACTTCTCTGTAGAAGCAACAAGTATGTCGTCACTAAACTCAAAATAATCCTCGTCTTCCATCCATTTCATTACACCGTCATTGCTTTGACCGTCATATGTAACTGTTATGTCTGTACCTGCTGTACCGTCACCAATTGTAAGAGATGTACCTAATAATTTAGTTACAGGTCCACCTTCACCTGCAGTACCATCGTGAGTGTGACCTGAACTAGCTGCAAAAGCCGCAAGTAGTTGATCAAATTCATTATTGGTATCTGATGCTTGTATTACATCACCATCAGTATATGACGATTGTCTTGTATACGTTGCTCCCATTAACGTCTAGCTCCTAATTGATATTCCAACTGAAATCCTTTGAGTGAATACGGATCAGTTGAACCTCCATCGTTTACTCTTAATGCTACTGCAAAACCTGAACCCTCTACAGGTTGTCTTACTAATGGTTGTGTAGGTCCTCCATATGTAGGTACGCCATATAATGATGTACCATAAATACCTGCAATGTCAGTTGAATCGAGGGGATAGGCTGCAGGTCTAGATGCAGTAGAACTCTCATAATCATACCGAACAAAAAGGTCTGCGTCAATAATTGATTCAGGTTTGTAGTTCACGACTACTCTTTGCATGTGTTTTCTTATTCCCGGATCATTCATTGTAAGGTCTGGACTGCGATACTTTCCGTTTATTGCAGTGCCATCAAATGTTGATCCTTCTTCTTGTCTGTATATGTAACCGTCAAAGCCACCATGAAGAACAAGAACATCTCCCACTAGTATAAATGTATCTGTGCAAGCAGGCTTGATGCCTTTTACTCTTGCAAACTCGTAGCCTTTTTGCCCACTCTGTTGACCTTTGAGAACACAGATTAATCCTTCTGTTTTACTCTCAAGACCTCCTGCCTTAGAAAAGAACAAACGGTATTGTGTCTTCTGTGGAATAACAATTGACTCAAACACAGACGCATCAGTTATGTTGTCATCAAATATAGATTGCACGTTTGAACTTATAGTTCCCAACTCAACGTCACCGATTTTTGCTGTACCTGCAACTGTACGCAAGCCATCAGGACCAAGAAAGATAAGATCACCAGCAAATTCTTGAATAGTCTTACCATTGATACATCCTATGTCTCTTGTTACAGCCGATACTGCGAAATCTGAACTTGAGCTACCTGATAATTTAAATATTCTATTTTCACAAAAGATAAATAAATTTTCACGGAATACTTTAAGTCCAACTACAGTGTCATCAACTTTTATACTTCCTGCACCTGACCCAGAGCTAAACGCATCTTCATCGAATGGTTGACTAAATACTATTTCTTGTGGTGTACTAGACATGCCTGCGTAGAACATGTGTTCTCTAAAAGATGTGACAATACTTGCACCTGCTACAGAACTGGTACTTATATCAGTAGCTGCAATAGAAGTATTGAAGACTGTGGGTGCATTTGTACCATCTACAACAACTATCTTATCATTGCCATCAAAGTTAAATCGTTCAAAAGAATACTTAGTGGCGTTAGTTCTACCTGTGTCTCTTTCAGTCCAATTCTCAGATACCACGTTTCTTGCTGAATCAGAAGAAGCCAAATGAGCTGCGGCACTTGTACCATTCGCCGCTCTAGTTACACCTGTAAATGTAGTAGCTGTAACTCCTGTATAAGTAAACTGTTCATTATCAATTTGTATTGTACCACTTGAACTAAATCCTGTAGTAGAATCAACAGTTATAGTTCCTGATCCTGTCATGCCAGTTCCTTGAGCTATAGCATTAGTTGATCCTCTTGCTACCTCTGTAGAAGCAGAACTAAATATCTTTTCACCTCTTGCGGCAAGTATCTTGTTAGCAAAACTAGTTACCATAAGAACAGATTCATCTGATGAACTAGTGTGAGGTATTATTTGTTCTATATGTTTTTGATAGCCGTTTATTCTTCTGTAGCCACCCTCTATATCAGGTTCAAAGTTTTCTAACTGTATAGCTTGTCCGGGTTGCATGATAAATGTGGAACGGTTGGCAACTAAGCCACCCTCACAGATAAAAGGAAATGCAGCGGTTTCACTTAAGTCAGCCACTTATACTGCCCTCATATAGTTCTTTCTGTTAATTAGTTCGACCCTCATCCGTTTGATACCGTCTTCGTATTCTTTGAGGGCGTATTGTGCTGTCTGTACATCAGACCTAAACATGTAGGTGTAGTACTTTGCACGTGCATTGACTATTGATTCAAATCTTGTTGGTATAATACCTGTGTCATCGTGAGCCGATAAATCAGTGTTTGTTACATAGTAATCAAACTTTAATGTTCTGTTGCTCGTGTCAGGTATTGGCGTAAGACCTAATTCGTCATTATATGTTGTATAAACAAATTCAGGATCAGCAAACTTATCTGTGTCTGGTCTGGCGTCTCGTTCTCTAAATTTTTCATTGTATTCTTCGTAAGACAGATATCTGAGTGGTATAGCTTTTATGTTCTCCATAAGTTGAACTAGCTTGACAAACGCTGCAGAACCTGCTGTTTCTGTAAATGTAACGTAGTGTGTTGTTGCTGTAGCTGTAAATGTAACTTCTGATAATAATACTTCGTTGCCACTTGCTATAGTAAGAGTAGATGACTTAGTTTGTGTGCCGCCTGAACTAGTACCTATATCTAAAGTAAGTGTTGATCCACTAGTCTGTATGAGTACAACATAGGATTTACCTACAATTAGATCACTTACTTCTTGTGTTGCTTTTGCACTAGTAAGTAACAGCGTGTTACCAAACTTAGAACTTGCCGCAGGAGAGCCTGATACTGTAGTCCAGTTAGTAATACTGGCTGAACCTGCTATCTCAAAGTCACCATTGCGTATATAATCTTTTGGTTGAAGAAACACATTATCATAGTCGATGTACTTAAGTGTAGATGCTATTGATGCAAAACTATATAACTGTTTACCTGCAATTGCATCAACCGAACCTTCTGCTCTTGTAAAGGGCCAGTTAAGTTCAGAGTTGAGTATATCAGATATAGCTCTGTTAATGTAATCTTTTACAGTAGTCTGTACACCTCTAGAACTTGTAAAGTTAGAACTAGTTAACTCTACTTCGTTCATATCTCTTAGTACATTATTGACTAGGGTAAGATATGTGCTTGCCATGTATTACTTACTTTCAGGAGTATCAATCTCTTTCGGATTGCTGTCAGTCACTATTTTGTTGAGTAACTGTAACTTTTGATCTGTTATGACTATGTCAGTGATTGCCTTATCTATTGCGTTCAAAGGTGGATTAGCACTGTTTAATAGTCCTGTAGCATTATCTATATCTAACTTGTATTGGAAAGCTAATGCTTGTGCTGCTAATTGTTTCATAAAAAAACTCCCTGTTGCTAAATTATACACATAAACAATATAAAAAGCAAGAGTTTATTTAGCTATACTACGTAGACTCTCCATGACTTGATCTATGTTAGGTTCTTTTGAGTTAGGATTGTGTAGGCATTTGTATTGTTTTGGACATCCTATACGTACATCTGTAAACTCTAACTCGTATGTTTTATTAGCACCTTCATATATACAAGCCATTTTATCTTTAAACACTTTTTGTTTTTTTAATCGACATGTAACATAAACGTTTTTCTTAATCATGCCTTGATGTATTTTTTGTTGTCTTGTATAGTTTTTCGATTTGTACTCGTAAGCAAACGCTTTGAATGAAACTACAATTCCTATAAACAAGACTGCAACTACACAAAAAACTATGGCAACGGTTTGTAGCACATCTACTACTTCTTTTTGTTTTTGTCTTGCTT